TGATCAAGCTGTCGATCACCGAGGCAATGCACATCTACCATGCACGCCGCGCCATGGCGTCGTGGTTGTTCCGGATGGCGATCCGGCTGGCGCCGAAAGGACAGTGATGAGGAACGTCAACCTTGAAAAATGGCGCGGCCGGCGCGATGCCGTCGTGCTGGAACCGGAATCGATGGCCTACCGCGACCAGCCGGCGCCCGCCAGGCGCTGCAAGGGCTGCATTTTTGACGGGCAGTGGTCCGAGGTTTGCAAGCGCGCCAGCGCGGCGGCTGTGCGCGCCGGCATGCAGGATTGCGATCAGGGCGTCATCTACGTTGCCATCGAGCGCGACCCGCGCCAGCTTGGTATTCCAGGCACTGAACAATAACTACTGAAAGAGCAAATGAATAACGAACTTGAAAGCATGATTCTGGGCGCTGGATTCTTGTCAAGGAATGAATTCCTGAATTTGACGGGCGAGCTTATGGCAACCCATGAAGGTTGTATCAGCTTCGAGGAATGGAAGCAGAACGATGGAACAAAATCCGGTTTGCTGGGGCTGCTTGGGAGGAATCCTGAAGTCGTAGAAGCATTGATCGCAAAGCCGGTGACACGTAATCCTTTCAAGATCGACGACGACGATCGCACCGCCATCGGCGTGTCGGGCGGGCGCACCTCGGCTTATATGTTGTGGCTCGTTATGCAGGCCAATGGCGGCAAACTGCCTGAAAACACGCTGGCGCTGTTCGAAAACACCGGCAAGGAACGCGAGGAAACGCTGCAGTTCGTACGCGACATCGAGCAGCATTGGGGTGTGCCGATCAAGTGGCTGGAGTACCGCGACGATGAGCAGGGTTATGCCGAAGTCACGTTCGAGACGGCCAGCCGCAACGGCGAGCCATTCGAGGCGATCATTCGGAAGCGCAACTATCTGCCGAACCCGGTGACGCGCTTTTGCACCGTCGAGCTGAAAATCCGCACGGGCCATAAGTACCTGAAATCGCTGGGTTGGCAAGAGGATGGCTGGGACCAGATGGTGGGCATCCGGGCCGATGAGCCGCGCCGCATCGCCAAGATCCGCGCGCGCCCATCGCCCGAGATCAAGGCGGAAACGATGATCATCCCGCTGGCGGAAGCAGGCATTACGAAGCAGGACGTCGCCGCGTTTTGGCGCGCGCAGCCGTTTGACCTGGGCCTGCCAAACCGCAACGGCACGACGCCATGGGGCAATTGCGACCTGTGCTTCCTGAAAGGCCCGCACCAAGTCTTCTCGATGATCCAGGAGGAACCGCAGCGCGCCGTGTGGTGGGCCAGCATGGAAGCAATGGGCCTGTCGTCGAAGCCCGACGGTGCGCGGTTCAGGAACGACCGGCCTGGCTATGCGCGCATGCTGGAATACGCTACCCAGCAGGGCAGCCTGTTTGCCGGCATCGATGGCGACGATGATGCGATCGCCTGTTTCTGCGGAGATTGACGTGACCAAGGGCATCAGGTGGACGCCGGAAATGCTGGCCGAGTTCCAGGCACGGACCCAACAGCGCCAGAAGTCGCCCTTGCCCCCCTCGCTGCGCGAGAGAAAAGCCGACATGCTGACGCCGCTGGCGACGCTGCAAGAAGACGAGCCGAAGCCGCGCAAGTACCGCAACAACAAGGTCACAGTCGACGGCATCGAGTTCGACAGCCGCAAGGAGGTGCGGCGCTGGGCCGTCCTCAAGCTGATGCTGGCGGCCGGCGAGATTGCCGACCTGCAGCGCCAGGTCGTGTTCGAACTCGCGCCCGCCGTGCGCCTGCTGGGCGACAGCAAGATGAAGCCGGCCATACGCTTCATCGCCGATTTCACCTATCAGTGCGATGGGCATCTTGTCGTCGAGGACACGAAAAGCATCGCCACCAAGAATTTGCCGGTGTACCGGATCAAGAAGCACCTCCTTAAAACCGTACATGGACTGGATGTGCACGAGATGTGACATCGTAAAAATATTTGAAAGTAATTGCACGAAAACCCGTCGAATGTAATACAATGATCGTGTTTCCAGAAATTACGAAAGGAGATTCGATCATGTACTTGATCCACTGCACCGGGGGCACGAGCACGCTGGCCCTGACGTTCCGTGGCGCGCTGCGCGTGCTGCGCCAGGCTGGCGGCGATGCTGCCGTTTATTCCCTGTTCGGCGCCTGGGTGGCGGGCCGCAAGGTGTCGGCATGAAAGCCCCGGAATTCACGACGCGGTTCTACGTCAGCGAGCCGGCGCCGGGCATCGCCAGCCAGAACCGCCCATTCGACGCGCTGCTGGGCGCCTGCGAGGCGGTCAGTCAGGACATCCAGAACCAGGGCGCGGTGACCTATGAAACCGTGCAGAAGGTGCGCGAGGCGCTGGCGCTGGCACGGAGGCAGAAGTGACGCCGCGCGCGCTGGACGTGGTGCTGTCGGTGCGCGTGGTGGAAGCGCTGCGCGACGCGGCGATCGACAGTATCAGCCGTGACATTCCCGATGCGCGGCAAGGCGACGACATGCGCCGGGCCGATATCCTGACGGAAGCGGTCAAGGCGCTGCGCGTGCTCGATGTCGAGGGCGTGCTTGAGGATCTGCGTGCGCGGCCCGTGCCGGAAGAGGTCGAGGCGTTCGACGCGGCGGCGAAGCTGGCCTCATTCAACGTTGTGCGCCTGGACAACGGCGAGTTCCTGCACCCGATCACGCGCCGCGTGCATGCGGTCTGGCGCGCGGCCGTGCGCTGGCAGCAACTGCACGATGCAACCGAACACCCGGCGCGCCGGGCCGACGATAACCAAGGAGAAAACCAGTGAGCAAAAACGAAACCACGGCCGCAGCAGAGAAGCCGACCGGCGATCTGACGGATGAGCAGTTGGCCGAACTGTTTGAAGAGGCCACAACCTACCCGCCAACCGACGAGGACTTTCCGGGCATCCGACTGTTCGCCAGACTGATCGAGCGCGCTGCGATTGCCGCCCACCTGGCACGCCAACCGAAAGCAGAGTATTCGAGCGAACTGGCAGACGACGACCGCTACCAGCATGTGCGGGACATTTTGCTCGAAGCCGTATGGACCGCCGACGATGGCGCGAAGCAGCGCATCAACACGGCTCTCGACCTATTGAGCGACATCGCCACAGCGCCACGTCACCTGGCAAGACAGGCGCAGGCCGAGCCGGTGGCATGGATCACCTTCGAGAGCATCGACGGCAAGCAGAAACTTGAACTAGGGACTGTCGCGTCGAACCCTGAGTACACGAAAGTCTACAAGGGCTGGAAATGGTTACCGCTCTATCTCGCCGCTCCGGTAGCTCCTGCCGGCGCACAGAACGCCAGCACGCCAGACCGCGCGAAGCTGCTGCGCGCCGCACTGGATGCTGCCGATAAGTGGGCCAGCACCGAGCACCTGCACGCTCGCGGCATCGGCAAGGGTGGTCGAGGCGACGAAAAGGCAGTCGTGCGTGCCGAGAATGCAGCTCGCAAGGCAATCACCGCTCTTGCCGGTGTCGGCGTCCATGCAGCGCTGGAGGAGGTGCAGACCGCCGCCGCGCGCGACGTGCTGGCCGAGCGCCGCCGACAAGTCGAGCAGGAAGGTTGGACGCCAGAGCACGATGACGAGCATAACATCGGAGAAATGGCAGTTGCCGCATGCTGCTATGCGTTCGCGGGCAGTGAAATGGTGCCTGATGAAGTCCACTTCGAGCGCACGCCGATGGATTGGCCGTGGGCGTCGGAATGGTGGAAGCCAAGCAGCAAGCGCCGCAACCTCATTAAGGCCGGGGCCCTGATCCTGGCTGAAATCGAGCGCATTGACCGTGCTGCTCTCCAGACTGGATCAGCTAACACCCAGGAAGGCGGCGTATGAGCATTGTTCGCAACAACCTGATGACCCGGCCCGGCTATGCGCCGTATTGCGGCAACACCAACTGCCGCACCATGCCGCGCGCGCCTTTCAACGGCAGCCAGTTTCAGTGCCCGACGTGCGGCTGGCAGTCGAGCTTCGAACCCGAGTTCATCGCTGAATACAAATCCAAGTGGGCCGAGCAGGGCCAGACCAAGGGATCAGCTAACACCCTGAATGGGGGCGACCATGCAGCATGAGCGAAGTGTTCATGACCAGATTCAGGACATTCTCAACAAACTGGCTCGCGCCCATCAGCGCGGCACCGGCTGCCGCCTTACGGCCCACGAGATGCACATTCTTTCGGTGACGATGATCGGCCAATGGTGGGGTCAGCCGGACGAGAGGAAGCAGACCGCAGAGAAAGGACAGAACAATGGATAACCAGAACACCGCAGGCGTAGACCTGGACAAGCTGCCCCGCTATAGCGTTGGCGTTGAACGTTGCACGATGGACCGCGACGACTACGAGGGCGAATATGTGAAGCTGGCTGATGTGCGCGAACTCCTCGCCCGCCGCGCAGAGCCGAGCGTTACCGAAGCGCCCTCCGATGGCTTGATCTATGAGGCCGTGTCGCGCCGGGCTGACCCCAAGGGCCACGCAGAAGCAATGGCGCAGATCGATGAAGTGCTGGGCCGCGCCGCCCTCGCATCGCCATATGAACAATCATGGAAACAGATCGTTTCAATTCTGAGCAGACTGGATGATGCCCTGATTTGGTCCGACGAGGAAAAGACGAAAGAGCGAATCCGCATCGTGGTTGAACTGGTTAAAGACCTCGCATCGCCCGCAGTCGCTGAGAAATCTGGATTTATCCGGGCGAGGGCAGAGGTTGTCGAGGCATTCAAAAATGGCGCAACCATTCAGTCCCGTGCGCCGGGGTGGGACTGGGAGGACGACACGCGGCCCGACTGGACTGAACGGGGCGTGCAGTGGCGCGTAAAACCAGGCGACAGTGCATCGTCCGCAGTCAGCCAGCAAGCCGCGCCCGAAGCGACGACCGACAAAATCTGGAAAGCCGAAGTTGCACGGCTTGAGCGTGAATTGGTAGTAGCGAAGCGCGGAAACGAAATGCTTCTCGCTGAGAATGAGCGCCTTGCTGCCGCGCCCGCAGTCAGCCAGAAGGACGGGGCGGCTGACGACGAGGAATGCAAACGCTGCGGCGGCGAAGCGATGATCTACGTTGAGGACGCCACAACGCCGTGCCCAGATTGCCAAGACCTGAGCGATTACGACGAGGTTTCCCCTTCGGCTATCGGCTGCAACGACGCATCCCCTGCGGCCACCACGGCAACCGGATCAATTGACGGTCAATTGACTGGCGCACCCTCCGCAGTCAAGCAAGCGGCCACCACGGCAAGCGCGAGCAAAATTGCATGCTCGTCCTGTGGTTTGACGATGGAAGAATCCCATTGGCTTGCCAGTCATCGCACCCAGGAATCTAGCCAGAAAGCGGTGCCATTGCCGGGGGAGGTCGCTGAAGCGCTTTCAGATTTGGCCGATGAGGCGCTGGCGAACGGCAACAGCCAGGATGTGGTTGATGAAATGGTTAATGTGATTCGCGCAGCCCTCGCCCAGCAGGGCGCGCCCAGCCGGGATGCTGCGCCAGTCAAACGTCCGTCGCTCCCCGCGCCGACACGAATGCATTATGGTCTGCACTACCGCGCCGAGGACATGGAGGCATACGGCGAGGCGTGCGCAGCTTTTGCCCTCGCCCAGCAAGGCGCATCCCATGTATGCCAGAGTGGCGGCAAATGCGATCACAGCAACCACTGCAGCGACTGCCCCTACGCCGCGCCAAGTTGGGACCACGAAGAGGCACACGACAGCCGCGCCCCAGCACCCAGCCTGGATGCTACGCCGGTCGGCCCTTCGCTGCGTGAAGTGACGCTGGCAATCGTCAAGCGCCTTGGCTGGACCATCAACGGCACGTTCGTCATCACGAAGTCCGGCGACGAACTTCACACCGCCGACGCAATCGCATTCGTTCACGCAGCCCTCGCCCGCGCACCGCTGCCCGCTCAAGGGGAGAAGGAATTCGACCACGGGGAATTCATGCGGCTGGTACGCGAGTTCGCGGAAGTGGTCTACGGCGTGCGCCGCACCACCGAGGACGTGGGCGCGAATCTGGTCAACTACGTGAAATCTCTCGCCGCTCCAGCGCAAGCAGGCGACGTGCGGGATGACTTCGCCGTGCGATTTATCGAGCAGCGCGCGCAGCAATATTTGCAGGACCATGCGGACACGGAGCCAGATACCGGCGCGCTGGTGTTCGAGTTTGGCGAGGCAGGCCGCGAGTACCACAGCACGTTGATCGAACTGGCCGACGACCTGCGCGCCGCCATGTCCGCATCCCAAGGCCACCAGAACAGCGGGAGCGACCAATGAAGGAAACGGCCGAGAACTTGAGGAAGCTTAACGAGGTGTTCCGCTACGACAGTAAGACGGGGAAGTTTTACCGCATCAAGTCGACGCGGAACGGCTTCAAAACAGGCGGCGAAACCGGATATCTCAATCGCGACGGCTATGTCGATCTTTATGTCGGCAGGACGGCTTTCCAGGCTCACAGGGCGGCATGGGCGATGCACTACGGCGAGTGGCCCAGTGGCAGGGTAGACCACGAGAACTGGAATCGCTCGGACAATCGCATAAGCAATCTGCGTATTGCGACGAATGCGCAGAATATCGCTAACCGGCCGCCGACTAACAAAAGTGGCCGAAAAGGCGTCTACCAGGAATCTTCTAGAAGGTGGGCCGCAACTATCAGACTCAACGGCAAGGATAAGCGCTTGGGCATGTTCGACACGATAGACGAGGCTGCACATGCGTACAACAAGGCCGCGATAGCGAAGTATGGCGAATTCGCAGTGCTGAACCCAATAGGCGAAGACAAACCAGCAGCCAAGGCGGCATCTCACGACACGCAAGGAGAGAAGAATTGAAGACGTTCAAACTGAACTGCCATGTGACGGTTAGCGCCTACACCGAAGTGCAGGCGGGAAGCCTGGATGATGCGATAAAAATCGCAGCGGCGCGCGATGTCGTAATCGGCGGAATCGGCACGGGTAACGAGCCAGATGAATCTTGGATTATCGAAGATGCCGATGGTGCGCCGCAGAACATTTACCACGACGAGGACGATCAATGAGTCGCGATCTGAACAAGGAAGCCGAGCGCGCGGCGCCGGGCGTAAGCGACGCCGAGATCGCAGGCATCATGGGCTGGCGCGGCCCTGGCGCGTACACCGAAGCGACGCTGCGCAAGATCAAGCGAATTCTCGAAGAAGACCGCGCCCGCCGCACTGCTCCCGTCTCCGCCCCTATGGGTCAAGAACTGCCGCCGCTGCCCCGCCCGGTTGCGATTGGTTGGAAAGGAGGTAGTTTCACGGAACTGTCGTACGGCTACACAGAGCGCCAATTCCGCCAAGGCCAGCTTGACGCCATCGCCCCGTATGCCGAGCGTATCCGCCAGCTTGAGCGCGAGCTGGCAGAACGGAAGACGGCGAGCATCGACAGTGATCCGACGTTCTCTGAAGTGCTCGCGCGGTTTCTGGACGAAGCGGAAGCATCGAACATTGCCGGCTACGACATGGCGCGCTACCAGAAGGCACGCGATGCCCTTATCGCCTACATCGACGGTCGCACCGCTGGAACAGCGCCAGATGAGGTGCGCGACTCGACATGGCGAAAGCTTCTGGAAGCCGTGGTTCGTGAATTCCCGCACAATATGGGCCGGGGAAACAACGGGAACGCGCCGGGCCATTGCCATTCCCGGCCAGGAATTTGGGACGACGACAACGGCGCACTCGCGGGCAAACCCTGTGCATGGTGCATCGCATGGAACGGCGCTGCTGATGCTATCGCTGCCGCCCCTACACCTTTGAACAGTGGGCAGGAGGAAGCCAAGTGACCACCGTTTCGAGACACGACCGCACCCAGGCGATCGTCGACGCCTTCTACAAGGAGCGCGGACCGTGCTGCGCCGGGTGCGACTGGTGGCGCTGGCACAACTCGTTGGTCGGCGAGTGCATCAAGAGTGCGCCAGTTTCTGGCGCCGAACGCTTCGCCATGCTCGACATCGAAAGCAGCAGCCTGACGCCCGGCGCCGGCCACATCATGACGCCGCGCGAGCACGTATGCGGCGAATTTAAGGACGAGGAAAACTGAATGGACATCGAAAAGCTTAAGGCGCTGGCACTGGCGGCCGAGGAAGGCGGCGACATCTTCGTGATGATGGACAAGTTGCAAGCATTCCAGTTCGAGGCGGACCCCGCTACTGTGCTTGAACTGATCGCCGAAGTCGAGCGGCTGCGCGCAGATGCAGAGCGGTTCCGCTGGCTGATGGCGAACAAGGTGCGCATGAGCCGGGCAGATATGGACGGACCGGGTTGCCCGACGTTGGATATGTGTGCCGACATATGGAACAGGCGGTCGGACCTTAGCGCGCAGACGCGCATCACCAGCGAGATCGACGCCGCTATCGAAAAGGAGAAGGCATGAGCAACGAAATCCCGTTTTGGTGGCAGCGAATCGGCTGCATGCGCAACCCCGGATGTCATACCGGGGAAGAGGCGGCGCGCGACGAAGAAATCGCCGATTTGCGCGCCGAAATTGAGAGGTTGCGAGCTGCTTTCGAGGAGCGTATCGAAGCCAGCGCCACGCCGTTAAAACCGTGCGAATGCACGGCGGAACAACGCGCACGATGCAGTTACTGCGCCGGGTATGGAAAGGCGCCCATCGAACGACGCCGCGACCTGGCGCACGCCAAGTTGCCGCTCGACGCCGAGGTGGCGCTGGAACACGCCGCGCTGGCGTTGAGCCGGTCCGGACAGCCGCAGGCGCACCAGCAGGTCATCCAGGTGCTGGCCGCGCACCTGCCACCGCTGGACGGCGAAGACACGGAAGGCGGTTCCCATGACTGATTTCACCTATGGCTGCAACAACGGCAAGCGGCCCGTGGCGAACGCACCGATTCTCGTGCAGGACGGATGGCATACGGGCATTTTTGATTACGAAGACGGATCAAGCGATCGAATCCCGCGCATGGTCCCGATCCCCTTCGTGATGTCGACCGAATGCCAGTATGACGCCAGCGCCACCGACTCTGCCTGCAAGGGCTGTGCGCATGCGCCACACCTGCGCCCGCCTGCGAAGTAATGTTCAAATAAACCTTGAAAGTTCTTTCGCATCGTATTATATTTAATACGTGGCGGCGCACTTGGCGCGGCGAATACTGAAAGGGCAGGATCATGAAAACCAAAAACTTCAACGTCACCTTCTGGAACATGGCCGGGGAATCCCTCGGCACCGTGGCGGTTTCCGCCGCCACCCCATCCAAGGCCAAAATCCTGGCCGCATCCCTCTACACCTGCTCTTGGGTGTCCCAAACTGCGGAGGCCGCGTAAGCGGCTTTTTGAGATGACCGCCGCGCTGCTACTTACTGTCGAACTGGCCCGCAAGATGAATGGGGATTGCGCCCAGGTCAGCGGCGGCGTCCTGGCGCGCGACGGTAACAAACACGCTGACTGCTCGACCTGCCACGCGGTTTGCGGCAAGTCGAACGACATGGGCCTGGCTGATGCCGGGTTCAGGATCGCGCGGACTCTGGAAGGACTGGCGCTCAATTGGGCTTGCCCTTCCTGTGGCGTCGAGGTCACGGAAGCGACGACGTTGTTCTCCGCCAGCGCGGACGCTCGAAAGATCGCGGCGGATGCACTCTGCGGACGTTGTCGCGCCGCCTAAACACAAACCCGCGCCCGCTTAGGTGGGCGCCAGCCCGAGAGAAAAATCATGTCGAAAGAATTCACGGAAGCGCAGCAGGAAGCCATCGCAACGGCGGATGCGCACCTGAGCAATGTCGGTTTGCCGACCTATGCCGAGCTGCGCGCCGCGCTGGCGCTTGCGCATCAGGCGCTGTTCAACGAAGAAGGCGACGGCGACCTGCACGACCGCGCCGTTCGCGCCATTGACGCCGCGCTGGCCGAATAACCACAACCACTGGAGACAGCCATGACCACGACCCGCCCGACGCAAGAGCAGTTGAAGCAGTATCTGCAAGACCGCCGCACGCAGGGCGGGCCGCCGCCGACCCCGGCGCAGATCCGCGAGCAGTTGGGCTGGGCGCTGGTCCAGGCCGAGGAACTGCAGCGGAAATACCGCTGATCCTTTCGATAACAAGGAGAAATGAAATGGGATATGCCGAGTTGTACGCGAACGGCTACGTGGAACTGGGCGTGGCCGTCGCTGTGGCCGTGCTGATCATGGTGCTGGTGCTGGTGATCCTGTGGGCGCATGGGGAAGTCGAGGCGCGCGCGCAGATGGACCATGAGGCGTGGATGCGCGCGATGGAAGCCGAGCACCGCGCCAAGGTGTACGGCGCTGGCGACGAGGGGCAATGATGGCCATCACGCTCAAGGATGGCGGTCCGGCGTTTCCGCGCGCGGCTACGGCTGATGGGCTGGGTGGGATTTTCTCGGACGCTCAAGACGGGCTCTCGCTTCGTCAGTGGTACGCCGCGCACGCGCCGAACGCACCCGAGTGGTTCCGCTTGGACGTCGAGGACATGCCGCCGAAGATCCCGGCCGTGCCGGAAAACTGGGACGCGTCCGAGCGCGCCGAATTCGCCATGATCAAGGAAGGAACACTGCCGCCGGCTGCCGCCAGCGACGACGTCCAGGTGTTCTGGAAGCGCTTCGAGCCGGCCCGCCTGCGCGCCGAGGCGTGGCGCCAGGAGATGCGCCAGAAGAAGTTCTTCGCGTGGCGCTGGCACTACGCCGACATGATGCTGGAGACTGAGCCATGAGCACCGACCGCGAACTGCTGGAGTTGGCGGCGAAGGCGGCCGGATTCAAGGTACAGCCGAAAGGCCGAACCGATGGGGCGTTCCTCGTCTTGATGAACGAGGACGGCGATTTCATCTGGAACCCGAGAAATAACGGATCGGACTCGATGATGTTGGCGTGCATCGTTGGCCTGCGCGTGGACTTCGGCTACCACACAGGCGCCGACAAGCGGCGCGGTGTCGCTGTCTGGACGCCCGGCGATGATTCGCCATTCCCACCCTTCTGGACCATGTACGGCCGCAATCCGGATCTCGACGTGCGCCTCACGATTCTGCGCGCTGCGGCTTGCGTCGGCATGGCAATGAATTCACAACAAGGATAAATGATGAAAGAAACGAAACCATTCAACCTGGAGCACGCCAAGGCTGGCGCGCCGTATGCCTGCATATCTGGTTCGACTGCCGTGATTCTCAAGTGGGATGCTGTAAATGAAAAATTCCCGCTCATCGGCTACGTCACCGAGTACAACTCCGACTACATCGAGTCGTGGGGCGCTGACGGGATTGCTGATTTTGCCAGCGCCCAAGGCCGCGATCTTGTCATGACCCCACTCGGCCACATCGACGGCAAGCCGGTGTTCGTGGGGGACAAGGTCGTAAACCAGCATGGCGTCGAATGCAGCGTCGTCGCGCATGACCGTGGCTTCAGCGACTGCCGCTGGCCGGCGCCGGCGAAGCAGTACCCGGTGACGAAGATAAGCGCCTTTGATCTGCACGTTGAATACGTTAAAGCGCTCGGTGGCGTCGACGAAGGGCATGCAGCCGTCGCAAACGCGGCCCTGCGCCACGCGATCGACAACGGGCAGGTGGTCACAATCGACGACTACAGGGCCGTGTGCAGCCTCCACGACAAGGCATTCAACGACCGCGCCGCGCGCGACATGGCGATCGCCGAAACTGTGCAGCAAAAGGCGTTCGATGCGGTACGAAATGCAACTCAGGGATTCGAGTGCATGAACATCAACAGCCTGAACCTCGCCGCCATCATCGCCAGCGTAAAGGATCAATGATGCCAGTCCCGAGCCGAATCGAGGAAGTGCGCGCCCTGCTGCTGGAGCCCGAGGCGAAGACCTGGGCGAAGATGAAGCGCGGGCGGCGCGGCACGGTCGCCTACATCGCGGAAAAGACCGGCATGTGGGAGCCGACCATCTGCAAGCACCTGCGCAAGCTGCGCGCCGACGGCATGGCGCATGTCGGCAAGTGGAACCCGACCGTGGGCAACCCGGCCGCCGTCTGGTTCGCTGGGCCGGGCGAGGACGTTCCAGCACCGACCGAGAAGCCGCCCGGTTACTACAGCAAGCGCTGGCGCAAGAACGTGACGCGCGCCATCACGAACGCGCAGGCCGGCAAGAAGTTCGACGAGCGCTACGTCAAGCACGTGCGCCTTGCGCAGGCCGACGACACCGTGCAGCGCCTGCGCCAGGCGCCGAACCACTGGCTTTTCACCCTGGGGGCCGCGTGAGCGCACGCCAAAGCGAGCAGGTGGCGCGCGCGATCGCCATGCTGCGCGCCGACCCGACGCTGACCCGCTACCAGGCCGCGAAAGCCAACGGCCTGACGCCCTCGGCGCTGTACAACAGCCGCGAATGCCGCGAACTGATGGCGCAGCGCGACGCGAAGAAGGAGAATAACGAAAAGCAATAAGCCCGCCGGCGGCGCGTCCGGCACATCCCAAGGAGCTATGCACCATGAAGGACGAAAAGATGGAGGCGCTGTTCAAGGTGATCGATGCGCAGATCAGCTTGCGCGAGCAGCAGGCGAAATACGGGCCGGACCGCCGCCGCGCGAAGGTGGACTTGCCGGCCGGGCAGGAAGACCGCCGCAAGGGCGACCGCCGCTCGCGCGCACGTGACAAGGAGAAAGAATAGGAACAGTGTATCTCGGTAGCAACCAATGCACTGAGGAAAGGCAATACGATGGCGTTTCAGAACAATAACGGAGTCCTGAAATGCCATCCCCTGATCTATCTCTCGAAAAGTACAGCGCCGCCCTAGAAGCCGAATATCAAGCCAGGCGCCGCGCCCCGCAAGTCGGCCAGATCGTCCACTACTGGCCCCTGCAGTGCGAAAAGACCCACGACCACAACCAGCCCTTCCGCGCCGACATCTGCCACGTGCACGACGACGGCCGCGTCAACCTGATCATCTGCAACGAGATTGGCATCGCCAGCCGCCGCACGAAGGTCCCATTGAACCTGGACGGCACCGCCAGGAGCGGCGAAGCCTCCATGTTTCCTAACGGCATGTAACGTGTTAGCATTCCGCAACACATCATTCCATAGCAGGGCATCACATGGCAGAGAACGATAAGTCACCGCGCAAGGAGGTGGACTGGGAGCTGATCGAGCGCGACTATCGCGCTGGGCTGCTTTCCGTGCGCGAGATCGCCGCGTCGCAAGGCATCACGCATGCCGCAATCAACAAGCGCGCCAAGAGGGACGGATGGGAGCGTGACCTCAAGGCGAAGATTCAGGCCAAGGCAGACGCGCTGGTATCCAAACGCGAGGTTTCCAAGGAGGTTTCCAAGGAACGCGTGGAAACTGATCGAGTGATCGTCGAGGCCAATGCCGTGCGTATTGCAGATGTCCGCATGGCTCACCGGACTGACATCGCACGCAATCGGGCGCTCGCCATCGAGATGCTGCGCGAACTGGAAAGCCAGACATGGAATCAGGACCAGTTCGAGGAATTGGCAGAACTCGTCATTGGGCCGCCAATCTATGGCGACGACCCTGCCGACAAGGCCGCCGAGCGCCGCCGCCAGAAGCTGTTGGATGCATTCGACAGGACCATGAGCCTTCCGGGCCGCGTTGATAGCATGAAGAAGCTGGCCGAAACCCTACGCGTACTGGTTTCGATGGAGCGCGAGGCGTACGGCATCAAGACTGAAACGGAAACTCCGGCCAACCCGTTGGCCGACTTCATGCATCAGTTGTCCGGCAAGACGCTGCGCCCGGTCGCAGCGCCCGAGGATGACGAATGATCCAGGCCGTGGCATTGCCGCCCATTGAAGAAATGACGTCGGCGCAATTCGCGGCGGCAATGTCCGATCCAATGTGGCGCCTGTCGAACCTGTACTGGATCAAGACCAAGGCCGAGAGCGATAACGAGGACGATGAAGGGCTGGTTGTACGCTTCAAGCCGAACCGCTACCAGCGACGGCTGTTAAAGAAGCTGCACCACCGGAACATCATCCTTAAGGCGCGGCAGTTGGGCTTCACGACGCTGATCCAGATTCTGTTCTTGGACTATGCGCTGTTCACGCCGAACGTGCGCTGTGGCGTCATCGCGCACACGGACGATGCGGCATTGAAAGTGTTCAAGAAGATCAAGTTCGCCTATGACCGCCTGCCGGACGTGCTCAAGGCGACCGTGCCACTGGTAACGTGCAACGCACACGAAATGGAACTGGCAAATGGCTCCGTGCTGACGGTTGGCACGTCGATGCGTTCGGACACGATCCATTACCTGCACATCTCCGAGTTCGGGAAGATCTGCGCCAAGTTTCCGCACCGGGCCGAAGAGGTTATCACCGGTACGATCCCGGCTGTTCCGAACAGCGGCGTGATCTTCATCGAGTCGACCGCCGAGGGGCGCGACGGCGCGTTCTACAAGATGAGCCAGCGCGCCGAGGCACTGATGCAGGCTGGGAAGGAACTGACCCCCAAGGAATATCGGTTCCACTTCTTCCCGTGGCACGATGCCGACGAATACCAGATCGACCCGGCTGGCGTCATCATCTCCGACCGTGACCACGAGTATTTCGACCAGATCGAGGCCAAGATTGGCAAGACGATCAGTCCGGCGCAGCGCGCGTGGTGGATCTCGACCCGCGACAACGACTTCGCCGGCGAAGAATCGAAGATGTGGCAGGAATACCCGTCCACGCCGGAAGAGGCATTCCAGCAGTCGACGGCCGGCACCTATTACGCTGTCCAGATCGCCAAGGCGCGGAAGGAAAAGCGGTTCACGAAGGTGCCCTACATGCCAGGCATCCCAGTCAACACGTTCTGGGACATCGGCCACAGCGACGGCACCGCGATCTGGTTCCACCAGCGCGTTGGCCTGCGCAACCACTTCATCAAGTTCATTGAGGGATGGGGTGAGCCGTATGCGCACTTCGTCAGGAAGATGCAGGAAACCGGCTGGGTATGGGGTCAGCACTTCCTGCCCCACGACGGCAATCACGTCCGCCAAGGCGAGGATGAGAGCAAGTCACCAGAACAGATGCTGACCAACCTGGGCCTGCGCAACATCGTCATCGTGCCGCGTGTGGCTGAGCTTCAGCACGGAATCCAAGCGACGCGCGATGCCTTCTCGTCCTACTGGTTCGACGAGGAAGGATGCAAGGAAGGCATCGTCCACATCGAGATGTACAAGAAAAAATGGAACATGCAAACGCAATGTTTCACCGATACGCCGCTGAAAGACATCCATACCGAGGCGGCCGACGCCCTGCGACAGCACGCTCAAGGCTACCGCGAGCAGGCTGGTGGCAGTTGGAAGCGCAAGAGCACCGGCTCATGGCGGGCCGGGTAGACCAAAACCACAAGGAGAAAACCATGAAAGTCATCCCAAGACAGCCAGTGTTCGAAGCGTTCCACTTCGCGGGACTGGACGACCTGCGAGCCCTGTTCCACTTCGTACTGCAAGACGATTCCAAGAAACGCACAGCAAATGTCGATTTTCGCGGCGCCGGGATTCTGGTTCGAATTTACAGGGACGGAGATGCTGGAGCAGTAGAGGTGCGCGACGGCCAATGGGTTGTCCGCAGCGAACACGGCCTGACCGTCATGGACGAAGACAAATTCAGCGCCGAATACCAGCACATCAGCACTTATTAAAAAGGTAAGCAATGGACCACGCAATCCGCCCGCGCCGCGACAACGAGCGCGAACAGAACGACAACCAAGGAGAAACGCAATGAGCAACGACATCACCCTGCCGTCCCGCCACAATATCGGCGACCTCGTCACCATCACCGCCCGCGTGGCTGGCATCCAGTTCGTGGGCGACAAGGTGCGCTATGCCTTCGACATCGGGCCGGACCTGTCGATCGTCGATTCCGAGCATGTGCTGCCCATCCTGCCCGAGTATTGCAACGCCAGGCCAGAGATCCGCGCGCAGGCGCTGGATATGGCACTGCGCACGACGCACCTGGAGGGGCATGGCGATGTGCTGAAAGCCGCTCGTGAGTACGTGAAGTACATCGTGAATGGGGGCGGTAAGTGAACCAGCCAGCCCGCATCCCGGCGCTCGACCTCACGCGCTACAACTTCATGCGCCCATCCGGCGACCTCGTGATCATAGGCTCGTGGATTTACAACGCCGACCAGCAGGACTACGAGCCTTGCCTCGTCATCGTCCCACGCTACCGTCGGCGCGGCAACTTCAAACCTTGCTGTATAGCATTGTCAAGTGCTTGGCGGTACAATCCTGAGCACAACGGCGCGGCCTACCTCGCCCGCATGTCGAAGGAATTTCTGTACATGCTGGGAATGGAAGACTGCATGTCGAATGCGATGAAGGTGGCCGAGTTGGTGAATTCGCACTTGGGCGACCTGATCAAGATGCCGAACAACCCGATGAGTTCGATCATCACGGCCGACGCCACGTTCTCGTTTGACGACGGCACGCGGCGCACGGTCGAAGTCGTCGACTACAAACCTCTGGCGCAAGCCTGAACCTGAAAGCGGAGAAGCATGGAAAGCCTTGACTTTACCGATCCAAAGCGGAACAAGCTGGTCAAGGCGGCCCCAGCCGACCGCGGCGTAGCCAAAGACGCCGCCCTCTTTCCTGAAACCGAAGAAGGCAGCGCCGCGCGCCTGGAGGAAGAACGGCTCGAAGAACTGCATCTGAAACTGATGTCGTTCTACCGGCGCGAACTGGACATCCAGGCCGACAACCGCTACGAGCAGGCGCTGGACGAGGATTACTACGACGGCATCCAGTTGTCCGAAGAAGACCTCGCCATCCTGCACGAGCGCGGCCAGCCGGCCACGACCTATAACGTGCTGGCCGTCACGCTGAACTGGATTTTTGGCAGCGAGAAGCGCGGGCGCACCGACGACAAGATCCTGCCGCGCGGGAAGGAAGACGCCAAGCCGGCCGAGCGCAAATCGAAATACATGAAGTACCTGTCGGACGTGAACTATGCGGGTTTTCACCGCTCGTCCGCGTTCGAGGATTCCGCCAAGGTGGGCGTGGGCTGGCTCGAATGCGGCCTGCAGGACGAGGACGACGGCGAACCGATCTACGAGCGCAGCGAAAGTTGGCGCAATGTTATCTATGATTCGGCCGGCAGCAAGATCACCGACGACGACCACCGCTACCGCTTTCGCATCCGCTGGGTCGATGAGGACGTGGCCATTGCCATGTTCAAGCACATCCCCGGCGCGGCCGACAAGATTTCTCGTTCGGTGCAGGAATCCACGGTGCTGACCGGCTACGACGGCGTGGACGGCGACCCGGCGATGGATGGCGCCGAGGCCGACCGCGAGACGGCGACCGGCCGCAGCCTGTCCGAGTTCAAGCGCCGCCGCGTGCGTCTGATCCAGGCCGAATACCGCAATCCCGAGGACGTCAAGAAGCTGCGCGGCGGCCCGTTCAACGGCCAGATCTTCGACGAGAACGACCCGCGCCATCAGGAGCAGATCGACCTGGGCATGGCCACGACCGTCACGAAGCCGATGATGCGCATGCGCGTGGCCATCATGACGCCCTCCTTCCTGATCCACGAAGGCCCGTCGATCTACCGCCACAACGGGTTCAGCCTGACGCCGATCTGGTGTTTTAGACGCGGCCGCAACGGCGCGCCCTACGGCTTTGTGCGCAACCTGCGCCCGATCCAGGACGGCGTGAACAAGCGCGCATCGAAGGCGCTGCACATCCTGAACACGAACAAGGTCTACATCGAGGACGGTGCCCTGTCGCCCGACATGAAGCCGGACGAGTTCATGACGGAAGTGAACCGTCCGGATGGCGTGGTGCGGCTCGCTCAGGGCGGTCTGGGCCGGATCAAGACCGATTCCGAACGCGGCATGGATCAGGCGCACATGCAGATGCTGGCGCACGACGTCGGCATGATCCAGCAGGTGGGCGGCGTCACCGACGAACTCATGGGCCGCAAGACCAATGCGACATCCGGCGTGGCCGTGCAGGCGAGACAAGAGCAGGGCTCGCTCACCACGTCCGGCCCGTTCGACAACCTGCGCCTGGCACACCAGATCCACGGCGAGAAGAAACTGTCGCTGGTCGAACAGTTCGCCACCGAGGAAAAGCAGTTCCGCGTCACCAACATGCGCGGCGTGCCCGAGTTCGTCACCATGAACGACGGCCTGCCGGAAAACGACATCACGCGGTCCAAGGCCGACTTCATCGTATCCGAGGCGGATTGGCGCGCCACCATGCGCCAGGCGTCGAACGAGCAACTGGGCGAACTCATGACCCGCCTGCCGCCCGAGATCACCGTCCAGATACTGGACCTGTGGGCCGACACGCTGGACATCGAGAACCGCGAAGAACTCGTCAAGCGCATTCGCTCGATCAACGGCCAGAAGGACCCGGACGCGCTGGAGCCGACGCCCGAGGACATGGCGGCCGAGCAGGCCAAGGCGCAGCAGGCGCAGATGGCTCAGGCTCAAGCCGAACTGGCCATGCGTGAGCAGGCGGCCAACATCGCGGACAAGGAAGCCAGCGCGGCCAAGAAGCACGCGGACGTCGATGTGGCGCGCTCCGTCATGCTCAACAACAACATGACCGCAGCGAACAGCGCGATGAGCGCCGCCACGCAGGCGATCCAGGCGCCGACGATCGCTCGCGTGGGCGACGGGCTCTTGCAGCAGGGCGGATGGCAAGGTGGCCTGCCTGTGCCGCTGAACCTGCCGCCGGCCGCCGCGCAGGGCATCCCGCCGCAGGCGGCGGCACCCGCACCAGATCAACCGCCGGCCGGTCCGGCACCAGTCGCAGCACAACCACAATAAGGAGAAGCACCCCATGAATGATGACATCGTGAACGATGACCACGGCCTGACCGCTGAAGAAGAAGCTGCGCTCGCCTACAAAGGCGACGCAGAAGAGGAGAAAAAAATTGTCGACCCGGATGCCGAACCTGCCGTCGAAACCGCTGAACAGCCAGCGCCTGCCGAAGCTGAAACTGCTGCCGCTCCTGCTGCTGGCGATGAGCCCGCTGCTGGCGCTGCAGATGCAGACGCGGCCCCTGCTGCCGACGCCAACGCGGAACCCGCGCCCGCCGCTGCTGCTGAACCTGCACCGCAACCGCAAGCAGCGCCGGCACCCGCACCGATCCTGATCGTCCAGGCGCCCGCCGACGCCAAGGAACAACTCGACAAGATCGCCGCCGACAAGGCCGCGTTGATCGAGAAGTGGGAGACGGGCGAAGTCACCGGCAAGGAATACCAGACCCAACTGGACGCCCTGAACGACAAGCAGTTCGACCTCAAGGCACAGGTGCGCGAAGCTGAGCTCGCCCAGAAGATGGAAGACCAGCGCGTCCAGAACCAGTGGGTTGCCGACTGCAATGCCTTCCTCGCCAAGCACGAGGAATACGCGGACAAGACCGGCGAACGCTACAAGCTCCTGAACGAAACGATCATGGCGCTGGCCAGCATGCCTAGCAACCAGGGCCTGTCCAACGAAAAGGCGCTGGCCAAGGCGCACCGTATGGTGCAGGTGGAGATGGGCGAGACGCCGACACCGGCCGCAACGACGCAAACGCCGCCCGCCAAGGTCACGCAGCACAAGGTACCCAAGCCGGCCGCGCCGCTGAACATCGGCACCCTGCCGGCGGCCGATATGAACGACACCAGCGGCGGCGAGTTCGCATCCCTGAACGCCCTGCAGAAGTCGGGCGACGTCGAAGCGTACGAAGCGGCTGTTGCCGGCCTGTCCGAAGCCCAGCGCGCGCGCTATCTCCGCGCTTAACAAAATCACTACTGAAAGCGACACATGGCCCTGATGCGCATCGACCTGAAACCCGGCGAGCAACTGCAGATCGGCGACGTCACCGTGACGTTCGAGAAGAAGTCGGGCCAGTCCGGCCGACTCGCGGTCGATGCGCCGCGCTCCACGACCGTCAAGAAAGTGGCGGACGAGGCGCCAGGCATCGGCCTCATAGCCGCCAAGGGCATCATGACATCGTGAACCTTGTGTTGCTTTCAATCATTAATTTTGTTGCCACGCGTAAAATGTAGCCATATAATCGCGCACATCAACCAGCGCAGGAGTGCCGGTCGAATTTTCAAATTCAACCCTTTAGAAAGGCACTCCTATGAGCACCACGACTTTCGGCTCGGCTTCGCCGCAGACCGTACAAAAATGGTCCACCGGCCTGTGGATCGACCAGCGCGCGCAATCGTACTTCGAGCAGCGCTTCATCGGCACGAGCAACAACAGCATCATCCACCGCAAGACGGAACTCGAATCGGGCGCGGGCGATCGCGTCAAGTTCGACCTGTGCGTCCAGTTGCGCGGCCAGCCGACCGACGGCGATGACCGCGCCGAAGGCAGCGAAGAGAATCAGAAGTACTACCAGGACGAGGTCTACATCGACCAGGTCCGCAAGCCGGTATCGGCTGGCGGTGAGATGACCCGCAAGCGCACCGTGCACGACCTGCGCTCGACCGCGAAAGACCTGCTGGCCGACTACTTCGCTCGCCTGACCGACGAACTGTTCTTCATGTACCTCGCTGGTGCGCGCGGCATCAACGAAGACTTCATCCGCCCGCTGGGCTACACCGGCTTCGCCGGCAACGCGTTCCAGGCGCCGGACTCGGACCACCTGCTGTATGGCGGCGTCGCCACCAGCAAGGCCACGCTGCAGGCCACGGACAAGATCAACCGCGCCGTGATCGAGCGCGCGCTGAACAAGGCCGAGATGATGCAGGCCCGCAACCCGGAAACGGCGAACATGGTTCCGGTCAAGACCGGTTCGGAAGGCAACTACGTGTTCCTGATGAACCCGGACAACGAATACGACCTGCGCAACGATGCGACGACCGGTTCGTGGCTGGACATCCAGAAGGCCGCTACCGCCGCCGAAGGCCGCAACAACCCGATCTTCAAGGGCGGCCTGGGCATGATCGGCGGCGCCGTGCTGCACAAGCATCGCTCGGTGATTCGCTTCAGCGACTACGGTGCGGGCGGCACCGTCAGCGCATCGCGCTGCCTGCTGCTGGGCCGCCAGGCTGCGGTCGTCGCCTACGGCACCTCGGGCGGCATGCGCTACACCTGGAAGGAGAAGATGAAGGACTACGACAACGAGCCGACCGTTTCCGCCGGCTGCATCTTCGGTGTCAAGAAGACGCGCTTCAACGGCCGCGACTTCGGCGTGCTGTCGATCGACGTCGCAGCGAAGGACCCGAACTCGTAATGGACCCGGCCCGGAGTGATCCGGGCCATCCGACACTTTCTCTTTCAAGGAAAATATCATGGCTACTATCCTGTCCGATTTCGCCAAGCGTGTGCGGAACACCATCAACGGCGATTGCCACGGCGATGTCGTCGTCAACCGCTTTTTCGTCGATCTGCTGGTTGCCGATCTGGTCGCCAACAACGTCATCGACCTGGGCATCCTGCCGGCTGGCCACACCATCACGGACGCCGTGCTGCTGCCGGACGACCTGGATACCAACGGCACGCCGACTATCACGCTGGACGTCGGCATCATGTCCGGCACGCCGGGCGATGGTGTTTCCGCCCGCACCGTGGGCGCCGAGATGTTCTCGGCATCGACCGCCGCGCAGACCGGCGCCGTGGCTGCGATGACGCTGAAGACCGGCTTCACGCTGACCGCCAGCGCGGCCGACCGTTCCATCGGCGCCAAGATCGTCACCGGCCCGGCCACCGCCGCCGCCGGCCGCCTGCGCCTGCTGGTCAGCATGGCCCCGGTCAACAGCACGTTCGTGTTCTAAGCAGCACCCGACGGGGCCAGCCGGCCCCGTTTTCCCTTCCACGACATAGAACAATCCCAAGGAGAGCAGCATGTCGTTCACCCGCATCGAATCCAAACTGCACCGCGTCGGCGGCTCGATCATCCCGTTGGGCGGGATCGACTACCACTTCAAGCCGTACACCGATGGCGCGCACGTGTGCGAAGTCGCCAACGAAGACCACGTCGACCGCTTCCTGTCGATCACGGAGGGCTTCAAACTGTACCGTGGCAACGGCATCCCGGCGGATGGCAGCGTTGCCGACACGATCATCACCAAGGAATACGCGGACGGCATCAAGGCCACCGGCCCGGCGCCTCTGCCCGATGTGTCGCCAGCTTTCGCGTCGTCCGTCCTGCTGGGCGGCGACTTCCCGGCATCGTTCGACATCCACGGCAAGACCTATGCACTGGGCGACGTCGTCGCAGCCGCACATGAATCGTCGGGCCTGACCGTCGAAGCCTGGAACGCCCTGCCGGTCGACGAGCGCGACGGCAAGATCGAAGCCGAGCTCGATCGCATCGCCGCAGCCGGCGAGCAGGCCGCCAGCACCGAGGACGAGCGCACCGCTCTGGTCGATCAGTACACCAAGCTCTACGGCGAAGCGCCGCATGCGCGCACTGGCGTCAAGAAATTGCGCGAACTGATCGCCGCCAAGCAGTAACACCATCACCACCAGCAAGGAGCCAGCAGCATGCAGAAGTTCGAAGAACCAGTCCAGAACCTGCGGGGCGACATCATCGCCCTGGCTCCCATGCTGGTCATGGTGGCCGGCACCGAAACGCCGGCCGTCGTGTTTTCCGATGCCGAGGGCCAGGATGCGATCGACGACCTGCGCACCGACCGCACGGGCGTGGTTTCGTTCTACGCACCGAATGGCCGTTACGACATCTACGTGATGATCAACGGCCTGCGCGTCGGCCATAAGCTCGACTACCTGATGCACGACCCGAACGATGTCGTCAACAACGACGTTGAGCAACTGGAAGCAGCACTCGATGCCGACGATGGCGCGACCCGCATCGGCGCCACGTGGTTCGGCAATGCGAAAGCCAAAGTGTCTGCCCTTGCAACGTCGCTCGGCGCGAGCCTGCTGGGCTTCATCCAGGCGGGCGCGGGCGCGGTGCTGCGCTCGATCCAGGACGAACTGCGCGAGAAGGTTACCCCCAAACAGTTCGGCGCGATCGCCGACGGGGTATCGCATCCACTGTCCGAGCGATTCGGATCACTGGCGGCGGCGCAGGCGGTCTACCCGCATGCCGCCGCGTTGACCGATGAAATCGATTGGGCCGCGTTCCAGGCAGCGATCAACTTCTGCGCCGCGTCGGGCCGCGCCAAGATGCTGACCGATAACGGCGACAGCGTATTCATCATCAACAAGTCGTTGCTCATTCCGAAGACGATGACCTGCGCCATCCTGCGCGGCGGCTCGTCCAAAGGTTCGTATATCAAGACGACGGGCGGCACCTTCCCGCTGCTGAAAGTCGCGGGCTCGTATTCGGACGTGTCCGGCTTCATGTGGCGCCCCGGTGGTTCCGGCCAGACGCCAATCCTGCTGTACGCGGCCAACTGCCATATCCACGGGAACCAGTTCCTGCCCGCCGTGAACCTGCAGGGCAGCGCGATCCAACTGGACGACGTCGATCCGGATACCGATCCCCCGCAGAGCGTTTCGGGCGCGTACACGCACGTCATCGAGCGGAACGTGATCGGCCTGGGCGGCGGCAGCTACGCATGGGTGCATGCCGTGGAAGACGTGAGCACGAACGGCATCCAGTCGTGCAAGCTCCTCAAAAACACGGTGACGGCGCTCACCCCCTTCAAGATCAGCAATGGTGGCGCGAACTATTATTCGGGCAACCAGTTGCAGGCGGCGACCGTCGGATCGGGCAGCGGCATCGATTGCGGCGATGGCGTCGTCAGCGAGAAGATCGGCTACAACTACTTCGAGGGTTTTGCATATGGCGTGCTGCTGCGTTCCACGAGCAGCACGAACCCGGCCGCCTCCGTATCGTCCCTGGCCCACTTCGACAACTGCACCAACAAGGTCTATTCGCTCGGCACGTACAACTACCGGTTCGAGGACGCAACCGGCGTCAATTTCTTCAAGGGCTGGAAATTCACGTTCACCGACGTTGCGCTGTTGACCATCAACGGCCTGACGGGTGGCGCTCCGATCGCCACGTTCGATGACACTAACAAGGCGATCAAATACGGCCGGCTGTATTCGGATCTGGTCACGCTGAACTACAACGCCGATGGCATGACGCTCACGCCCACCTCCGGATTCATGCAGGTGCACGGCACGGGCGCGCCACGGGCGAACTGCGTGCTGGGCATCGCCGGGCTGGATAAGACTTTTCACCTTGAACTAGTCGGAATGACGTGGCCGGTGACGATCTTGAGCACCAATGTCAAATTCGCAGGAAATGCCACCAGCGTGACGTTTGGTAATGCGACCGGCAATATTCAGGCGATGACGCTGAAGTACATGCCGACCCTGAGCAAATGGGTCGAGATCAGCCGCACCACCTACTGAGACGCCTCATGACCATCATTGTCGACAGCAACAGCATCGGCTCCACCGAGAACGGGCTCGGCATCCACGTTGGCGACCTGCTGCGCCGGTTCCGCAACATCATGCTCGACATGAAAAGCGTGCGCTGGTCCGAGCCCGAGGCGATCGACTGGATGAACGACGGCGCCACCGAGATCGTGCTGCGCCGACCCGCCGCGCGCGCCATCACGGAGCGCGTCGCACTGGCGCCGGGCACCTTCCAGCGCGCATCGGAAGGCGCGGCGCAGGTCATGGACGTGATTCGAAACATAGGTAGCGATGGGCTGCCGGGCCGCACCATCCGTATCGCCGACCGCCAGCAGATCGATGACGCAAAGCCGGAATGGCACAACATGCGCGCCGCGCCCACGCGTCACTACATGGTCGACGAGCGCTCGCCCACCACGTTCTATGTCTACCCGCCAGCCATCGACGGCGCTGTGGTGGAGATGCTGGTATCGAAACCCGCGCCAACCGTGCTATCTGCCGACGACACGCTGGACATGCGCCCCGAATTCATCAACGCCATCCTGAACTGGATGATCTACCGCGCGCACACCAAGGATTCCGAATACAGCCAGGGCGCCGTCGCGGCGCTGCACTATCAGGCATTTACTGATGCCATCGGCGCGCCGGCCCAGGCCGCGCAAGTCAACTCCGCTACCGGGAATTCCGCATGATCGACCTCGATGACTTCATGCCCGACATCGCGCCCAAGGCGCCGGGCGTCTCCGCACCTGCCGCCTTCGCAGC